AACACAGGAAACAGTACAGACTGCTCCAGTAGAACAACAGCAACAACAGATTGAAAGTGTAATGCCTAGCGTTACAGAAACAAAAGTAGAAGCAAAGCCAGAAGTAAAAACAGAAACAAAAACAGAAGTAAAAGAAGAAAAGCAAACTGAACAACCAAAAGCGCCTGACGTTCCAAAAGGAAAAGAGCTGGTTAATGGATTCGGTGTTGTGATGTCTTTAGAGATTATTAATTCTCCAATTAAATTTCAACAACAACAGCTAGAAATAGCGCTCGAATATTCACAGGAGTTACCAGATGGACTTAGAGGAAATCAAGAGTTCCTTACCGAACTTATCAGTCAAGGTAGTGCTACTAATTTGTTCAGTATTGGCAGCAAGCGGTGGGCTGATTTATACCGCAATTACGAAGTACAACCAGATTACTGAGTTGGCTGATAACTATGCTCCTTACAATGATGAGGAGGTAAAGAATGAAATTAATCGCCTTAAACTGGAGCTGGAAGGTACTAAAACTTCTCTTAACTCTGTTAAAGATGGTCTTGTGGCTAATAGTAACCAATTGGTTTCAGTAAGCGATAAGGCATCAACAGCAAAAGGTGAGGCTATGGAAGCTAAAGCTATTGCTAACGGTAACTCACGAGAAACTCAAGCAGCACTATCAAGTGTTCGTGAAGAGGTGAAGGCTACTAAAGAAGGTTTAGAGGCTCGAATGAAAGCGCTTCAAAAGGCAACAACAAATCCGCTTGGCAATTAATGTCAAATATATTAGACATTTTAGGAAATTAATATGTTATCAATTCTTTCAGGTTTATTAGGTATTGGCTCATCAGCTTTACCATCATTGCTACAATTCTTCCAACAAAAGGGAGATCAAAAGCATGAGATTGCTATGGCTAAAATGCAAAGTGAGCGTGAGCTTGCTATGGCTGAAAAAGGCTTTGCAGCTCAAGAAAAGATCGAAGAGATTCGTGCAGATGAGATCTCAATGCAGACTTACACTGAAGAGCGTAAGGCTTTGTATGATCATGACATGAAGTTGATGGATAAGGCATCACAATCAACTGTAGATCTAAACGCTCGTGTGCGCCCTTATATTGCATTTACTTTTGTTTATTTGCTAGTATTTGTGGATGTTGCTGGTCTAGGCTGGGCTATCTATAAAGGTGTAGATTTTGTAACTGCAATGAACGAAGTTTTCTCTGATGACGAAATGGCTATTGTAAGCTCAATTATTGGCTTCTATTTTGGTTCTCGTCAATGGGAGAAACACCGTGAAGGTAAGTAAAAACTGTCTAGATATGCTTGCACACCATGAAGGTGTGCGAGTAAAACCATATAAGTGTCCTGCTGGTCTTTGGACTATTGGCGTTGGTCATCTTATTGGCGATGGAAAATCATTGCCACCAGAATGGAATCGCACTTTTACTTTGAAAGAGGTTTATGACTTATTGGCTACAGATGTCCAAAAGTTTGAGCGTGGAGTCGAGCGCTTATTGCCAAATGTTAAATTATCGCAAAATGAATTTGATGCTTTGGTTAGCTTTAGCTTTAATCTTGGTCTTGGTACATTTCAGAGGTCAACCATCCGTCAAGCGCTTTTGCGTGGGGATAAAGTTGCAGCTATCGAAAGTCTTCTCAAGTATAACAAAGCTGGTGGCAAGGTCTTAAAGGGTCTTGTAATCAGAAGGGAAGCAGAAGCAGCCCTCTTCAATAAAGTGTGATATAGTAACAATTCCTTTAACTTCAAGGATTTGTGGTGAAAATCTTATTATTAGATATAGAAACAGCTCCTAACATCGCTCATGTATGGGGATTATGGCAACAAAACGTAGCTATTAATCAAATTGTTGCAAGCGGATATATTATGTGTTGGGCTGCGAAGTGGTATGGTGATGATCACGTTCAATTTGATAGTGTCCATCGTACTAAACCAAAGAAAATGCTATCACGCATATATAAGATGTTAGAAGAGGCAGATGCTGTTATTCATTATAATGGCACTAAATTCGACATTCCTACGCTGAATAAAGAATTTTTACTTCATGGCATGACTCCACCAGCTCCATATAAACAGATTGATTTGCTACAGACCGCTAGAAGTCAATTTAGATTTCCATCTAATAAATTAGATTATATTGCTCAAGCACTTGGTCTAGGTCAAAAGGTTAAGCACACTGGACATGATCTTTGGGTTCAATGTATGGCTGGCAATAATGAGTCATGGAAGCAAATGGAAGAATATAACAAGCAAGACGTTGTGCTTCTTGAAAAGGTGTATGAAAAACTCAAGTCTTGGGTTAAGAATCATCCCAATCATGGCGTGTATGAAGGTGGTATCTGTTGTACTAATTGCGGTTCAATCAATTACCAACGTAGGGGATGGGCTTATACAACAGTGAATAAATATCAACGATTCGCTTGTAATGATTGTGGAACTTGGTTTAGAGGATCTCGAAGCAACTTATTTGATGAGCCAAAGAAATTTGTAAGTATTAGATAGCGCTTCTCATGATTATGTGCTATAATCACGAAACTTTAACAAGGAGTAGATTATGGCATTTAACAAGAATGAATGGCAAAAGAACTATCGTAAACTGAATAACAATAGTGAAACAAAAAAATATGAGAAAACTAAAAAAGGTTTTCTTATGAGATTGTATAGAAATATGCAATCTAGAGTAACTGGTGTTCAAAAATTAAAAAAACATTTGTATGAAGGTAAAACATTACTTCCTAGAAATGATTTTTATGAGTGGGCATTATTGAATGAGTCATTCCATACATTATTTAATGATTGGGAAAACTCACAATATGAAAGAAGGTTAACTCCTTCTGTAGATCGTATTGATTCTAGTCTAGGATATGATTTAGGTAATATTGAATTTGTTCCATTCCATGAAAATTGTAGGCGTGGATTATATTCAAAACTAGAAAAATTGAAACAAACATAACTATTAGGTGATATATGGCAGAAACTAACTTCAATTGGTCTAACTTTCCATTTAATGCTACTGAAGGCACGTTAACTGCTGCTGCAAAGAAACGCTGGGAAGAGATTAATACTCCACAGCCAGTTAAACCAATGACACAGCAAGAAGCAATGGATTTTGCTCTTGGCATTGCGCCACTTGGAATTATATCAACTAATATTGCTAAACAATTAAATATGCCAGTGACGCTTCCAAAATCAGAAGAATTCTTATCTGCTGTTAAAGGAACGCCAAAAGCAAGCATAACTCCAGAAGGTCTTCAGCTTCCAATTGTAAGATATCAAAAGCCAGAACAGGAATTATCTGAATCAGTTAGAACTGGTGTATTTTATTTGCCAGAAGGATCTGCACAAGCTAAATACTATAAAGGAAAAGGTTCTCTTGGAGGTGCTTATGGTGGAACTCAAACTGTATCAGGTGAAACTTTATATAAAAACCCATTATTAGCAAAAGGTGGGACTGGTGGTAAAGCTCCAGAAGAAGCATATAAGCAACTAGTTGGAAAAGATCAATTACAATCTATGCAATCAGATTTGATGAGAGTTTTACAAAGCAAAGATAAAGGATCTGAAAGCTATATGTTTTTAGAAAAATATGCTCCAGATATTGCAGATAATGCATGGCACATAGTTGATAATTCAAAACAAGGAAATCAATTAAGATATGCATTGCAAGAAGCTGTTATAGCTAATGAAGCTAGAAATAAAGGTTATGATGCTATTCTTGGATATAGTAAAGGTCGTGGAGATAAAGGTAACTTTTTATCTGAAGTATTTGATTTAAGAGAATCACATTATCCATCGCCATCTGGTGAGTTTTATATGCACCCAGAATTTGAAGGTTTACTTGGTAAGTAATTAATGATTTTACGCATTTAACTTCTCCAATTTTAATCTCCAGTTTATTTTGTATCTAATTTGTACACTACTAGTTTATTTGTGTGTAATATTTTGAACTTTATTCAACACAAACTGTTAACTATGGTTTACATCTCCACTCATCCCATTCTGTCCAGATACTAGCCAAATCGTTATAACACTTTTTGGCTATTCCATATGGTGGCGTTACTGCTTGCCATACCTTACTATCATATCGCTTATACTCTGCGCCAATCTCAATCAATGGCTTATTGCGTAGCGGATGATCACTTGGTAGGTTTGCTAGTAGCGTCATAGTGTTCGCCTGTATTCCCATTTTGTGCAATTGCCGTAGCACGTTCTTCTGATTGCCAATCCTCTGAATAAAGTGGTGGTGGTGTCCATCCGCCATTAGTCTTTTTCTTTTGTCCAAAGATTTGTTCAAAACTAGCATCAAATTTTTCTTGAGCTTCCTTGCTTCCAAATCTTGTCGCTATTGAATCACCTGTGATGTCGTTAGTTGCCATAATTTTTCCTAGTTATTTAATGTAAAAAGGTAACCGTTTTTTTTATACTGCTTATCTTTACTTAACATCATAAATTCAAATTGAGTAAGTCTTATTTTTTTTATTGGTCTTCCACGTAGTTTTGTAATTGTGATTCTTTTCATAAAGTCATCATCAATACTCATCATCTACTCTCCTATATAAAACTCCGTTTTTTAGTACATATGTCCGTTTAATTAAATCAATTGTGCTTCTATGACACCCAAAATCATCGCAAACGCTCTTAGAAGGCTTGCTAATCGATTTTTCCAGTATAGCCTTGATAACATCATTAGTTATCTTCTTTTCTCTTGTTCTGGTTTGTTTCTGAAAGCCAAAAATAGGCACATCAATCTGCAAAGTTTTCATATACGCTAAATGTACTTCCAATATGAGTTTTTCCTGATTTTTTCAGTGGCTGTCTAAAATATTCGTTATCTTTTTCTTCAAACAACTTTACTTTACGCAAGTTAGGATTCTTTGAGATTAGATCGTCATACTTTCCCTCACCAAATTGCAGCGTTGAACGACCACCATATACTTTTACTAGATAGTCCATCACCTGCTGTTCTGTTCGTGGCGTATAAACTAAATCAGTAGCTTTATATTGTGCCACCCAGCATTTGTTTGCTTTACTATAGAACTTTACTTTAGTTAAATGCTTTTCTTCTTCTAGAGTCTGCAAGTATGCTTTAGCTTGATGGAATGTGAAGCCAAATAATTCTTTTACATCCTTACCACTTAGATTTCTATCCTTGCAAGCATTGTATACAATTTCTTTATTCTTATCTGTCTGCATCATAATCTGCAAACGGCTTGCTTTTCTTGTTTCTACTAATCCCATTACTTTCTCCGAAATAATTTTTCAGCCTGAGTTTCAGAAAATTCAATAGATTGAATGCATCCATGATTATCTAAATAATTTGCAATAATATAAGGCTCAATCCCACTTCCAGCAAATACAGTCCAATTTTTTCTAATTATTAATTTTCTGCCACAATAATTTAATCTTTTTCCAATTGGATATTTTTCATACCAATCATTCATTGTTTTTTCTGTCTTTTTATTAAAAAACATCATCATCTCCAAAAATGGTTTGGGTGATAGCGGTTATAAAATGATCAAATTTCAAGCATTAACTGTAAGCAAAGTTAATAAAATGCTACCACCCAAATATGGTGAGCTACTAACACGAGATTGGTTATATCAATTTTATTGTCTTAAAAATAAAAAGTGTGCGTTTGCTCATAACTTTAAAATGGAATGTCTTCTTCCACTTGTGTTAAATCTGCTAAGTCTTCTTTTTGTGGTTGATAACCGTTAGCTTTAGACTGCTCACGTGCTTCATTTAACTCACGCTTACCTAGCAGCGTGATATTGCTTACGTTACATTCCAAACTTGCTTTATTTTCACCTTGTTTATTGGTGTATTCATTTAATGATAATTCACCAGAAACGGCTACTTGAGCGCCTTTTGTTAAATACATTGAAACTTTAGTGCCACGTTCACCAAACATTGAGCAGCGTACCCAGTTAGTCTTTTCTGATTTACCAAAGCCAGACTTTAGTGCTACCGACCATGATGTAATAGCTTTACCATCTGCCGTGTAACGTACTTCTGCATCGTTACCTAGATTTCCTACAAAGTTAAGTTGATTCATTTATTTCTCCTGTTTAATTTTTGGCATAGGGCGTGAAAGTCTATATTTATATCCCATAGCGTTTTTAATAATGCGAATTTGTTCCATCATCTCTGCAACTTTTTCTGCTGGTGGTGGGCTTAAATGTCTAAAATCATTTAGTATCATCTTTTTTCTCCGAGTATTTATTAATCCAATCATCTAATGCTTCTCTCATAATTTCAACGTGTTCATGATCAAAATATGCACGCCTATTTAATGATTGCAATCTATGCATCTGAGCTATCATTGATAATTTTACTGACTCACTAAGAATTACTCCATCAAACTCATATTTTCTTGGCTCTGTAAGCCATGCGTATGTTTTATTGATTCCTAGTTTGATAACTCCGTAAATAGATCCAATAACAATAACTTTATATGCCCAGAATCCTGCCAAAACCCACAATACCATCTGTGGTAGATTGGAAACCATTTCAATAAGTAATTTTAACTCTTCCATAATTATCCTTTCAATGAATCAGCATATTTCTTCATAGCGCTGCGTGTTTTACTATCTAGCAATGTCCACAAGAATACTTTTTGATCGTTATTCATTTGCGCTGCACGATCATGTGCTGCTTCAACATTACCCATCTCAACGTCTGCAATTACTTCAATTGCTTGGTCACGCACCCATTGTTTAACGTCTTCCGTTAAATCATCACCAGCTCCTGCTGTTGGTGTTACTTTTTTAGGTGCTTGCACAACGTCTTCTTCTGGCAAGTCTTCACCAGCATAAATGTATAGACCAATTCCATGTAGCGCAATTGCTTTTGCTAGGCAACGCTGCATAGCCGTGTTAACTGCCATTGAATCAGGGTTAACGATTGCCTTATTACGATAATCCATAACTGGCAACTGTGCTGTCATTGTCTTACCGAATGCTGTTACAGAGCAAAATACCATCACAGTTTCACCAAACTGTGCTGGCTCTTTATATTCCCATGTGGCTGCTGGATCATTTTGTAATAACTGATCTACAGCCCATGCCCATGACAAATATGACAGATTGTTTTTCTTTTCAATATGAGCATTAACATTAATTTTGCTCAACTCTTTATAATTACTCATTTACATATCTCCAAGCGTCAAAATGATTTTCACCACAGCAACTTATGCTGCTACCTTTAGGCGATCCACAGTAGATGCAAACCACTTCATCATCACTGAAGTCGTACTCTTCTTCTTGTTTTAACTGATCCATTACTTCTTTTTGAAATTGTTGTTCACTCATTTTCATCTCCAAAAAAATGTTCACCAACGAGCAATAATGTTAACACACCTATAGCCAAAAGCAAGTAAATTAAATCACCTTCCATTTAGTATCCCCCAATACCATGTACGTCACGATAATACGCAGCCCAATCGCTATCTGATGGATCATTGCGTGTCATTTTACGTGCCTTGATCTCTGCATCAATCTTTCTTGCACGTTCCAACGTTTCTGCACGATCGTTATCTGCTTTAATTTCTTTTGTTAGATCTTGTAGTAATTTAATTGTGTTATCAAAGTTGTTCATCATCATCTCCTAGTCAGTTGATAAGCCAAGACGTTTATCTTCACGATATTGTGCAAGACCACAGGCTTGTGCGTGTGCTGTTTTTTCGCTGCAACCCATATCTAAAAATCGTTGTTTGTCAGCATTAAATAGCTTCCAGTATTCATCCATATCTACTTTATACTCTTTTTCGTAAGCGATACGTCTTTTTTCTTCAACGATTGCTGCTGTCTTTGCGTCTTCTGATACTGCCCATTCTGGATTTGCTGCACGTTTAGCTTCTAATTCTTCTAATGCTGGGTATCTTGTTTTATATTCCATCATCATCTCCTGTGTTAAAATGTGTACTGCATGAATAGGATTATACAGATACTAAAACGTATTGCAACAAATAAATCACTTTTTTGTTAAGAAAGTTGTAAAAATGTCACAATATAATAAATATCGTAATAAAATCACAGAGTTAGATGGAATTAAATTTCACTCACGTAAGGAAGCAGCACGGTATTCTCAGCTAAAAATGTACGAAAAAGGTGGATTAATTAAAGATTTGCGTTTGCAGGTATCCTATGAATTGATCCCTAAACTGGTTATTAATGGAAAGACTGAACGTGCAATCAAATACGTGGCAGACTTTGTGTATACAGATACTGTTCATAATAATGAAGTAATCGAGGATGTGAAGGGTATGCAGACCGATATATTTAAGATCAAATATAGGATGATGAAACTTATCCACAACATAGATATAAAAATTACTTGACACTTAAAAAAGTATTGCGTAATAATGTAGACGTATTACAACTCGGAGAAAAAGATGGATTGGTTTAAGCACGACTCTAATGCCAACCTAGATGAGAAGCTGCAAGAGGTATTGTTAGATTATGGTCTTGAAGGCTATGGTCTATACTGGTACTGCTTGGAGCTGATTGTTGGGCGTATATCACAAGATAACATTACATTTGAACTCAAGCACGATGCTCGTATCATTGCCAGAAACACAGGATCAACTGTGCAGAAGGTAGAAGAGATGATGCGTAAGTTTATCACTTTGGGTCTATTTGAAAATACCAATGGATCGATTACCTGTTTTAAGGTAGCAAAGCGATTGATGACATCTGCTACTAGCAACCCACAAATGAGAGCATTGATTCAAAATGTTAAATCTAATCAAGAAGATACAAATGCGTCAAGACAGCGTCATGACGAAGTCATGCTAGATAAGATAAGATTAGATAAGAAAAGAATAGAATATATACCACCAATTCCTTCAGAATTGTTGTCGGATTATCTTAAAGTTAGAAAGGCTAAAAAGGCTGGTGATCTTACAAAGACTGCATTTGAAGGAATAGAACGTGAAGCAAAGTTAGCAAACTTATCCACAGAAGACGCAATTAAGATTTGCTGTGAGCGTGGATGGGTAGGATTCAAGGCTTCATGGATGGAGAACGAACAGAAGAAGGTTAAAGAAACATTTGGATGGCGTAACGATGACACTCTTGTACTAAAGAAGGCAGCATCACTTGGTATCTATACATCTGGCAAGTCTAGATTTGAAATATTGGCTGCAATTGATAGGAAGGAAGGAAGATCTTGAATCGTTTTGCAGAATGCATGAATAGAGGAAGAGATGCTGAAAAAAGATTTGCAGATAAATATCTTACAGATGTTGTATGGGCAACAAAAAATCAGGATATGTATGAGCATTGGGATATGATTGGAACTTTAAATGGAGTTCGATGCAAATTAGATATAAAAACATCAAAGAGAATAAATCCTAACTTTGAACACCATCAGAATGATTCATTTTGGGTAGAGGGAACAAATGTAAATGGTAATAAAGGATGGATAAAAGGAAAAGCAGATTTTATAGTATTTGAGAGAGCATATGATTGGTGCATTGCAAATAGAGAATTGCTTTATTCTTGGGTGATGAAAAAACTAGAATTAAATGGATTTAAAAAAGGTAAAGGTCATTATGAGATTTACCAAAGATCTGGGAGAAAAGATAAGGTCACGTTTGTTAAGTATTCTGATCTTCCAGCAAGCGTGGCATATTTTTTAAAAAAATAGGAGAGTATGATGAGTAAAAGAGGTCGTAAACCATTTCCTGATGACATGAGGGCTAATACTACTTCAGTCAGGCTTACTACTAAACAGAGAGAAATGTTTAAGTTTCTTGGTGGTAATTCATGGTTAAAATCATATTTGGATGATTACGTTAAACTACGAAAGATAGCAAAAGACTTTTCTGCTTAGACATAGTTATACTTTTCTATTATAAATCAAAGAGATGATTAAAAATTATGCAGATGTTTAGACCATTTAACATTACAGAGCAGAACTTACCTTATTTGGTAGTGAAGCTAAAGGACTTATTAGAGAAAGAGCCTAATAAGAATTGGCAGGTACTCATTAAGCAGCGCAATAGTGATCGCAGCGTAGAGCAGAATGCGAGGTTGTGGGATTTGTATACTAGTATCGGTGATTATCTTGGCTACACAGCACAAGAGGTACATGAGCTTATGGGTTACAAATTCTTGCTTGAAGAGAAGAACATTGGTAGGGAGAAGATCACCAAGATTAAGTCGACCACTAAACTATCGGTCAAGGAAATGGGTGAATATCAGACAAAGGTAGAGGCTTGGGCATCTAATATGGGGTGGAGTTATGACTAAGGACGAAGCATTAAAGATGGCGATGGATGAGTTATATACATGGATTGGGGATGATGTTGATTTAAACCCAGCATGGAGGGCTTGCAAAGAAGCACTAGAACAACCAGCGCAAGAACCTAAGCCACATGAAATTAGAGAGTTTGTAAACAGATTAACTAGAATAGCAAAAGAGTTTGGGCATACACAACAATTGCGTGAACAAGTTTCAAAAGAAGTTAGTTTATTTTACACCCACCCTCATCAGTTCATTGGATTAACGGATGATGAGATAGGAAAGTTATTTGATACTGTATTGGCTAACGATGAAGTAAGTACAGAGTTTTTTGGAATTGAATTTGCTCGTGCTATTGAACAAGCATTAAAGGAAAAGAATACATGACTATATGGCTATTTATATGCTCAATATATTTTGCGTTATTTGCATTAGCTACAAACGATGAAGATGATGGATTTGATTGCGGAATAAAATTTAATAAAGGGCAAATAAAGGAAAAGAATGCAAACAATAATTGAATATGTACTATGCTATAGCAGTGCTTTCTTTTTAGGATTGTCCTGTGGATTTCTATTGGCTGCTGGATTAAGGAATCGACCAAGCAAGTCTGCTATGTGGAGGAGAAATCATGAGCGTAAATGAGTTTATTGTTAAGATGGCAGAGGCTGGATTCACAGGAACATTCAGAGCTAGTAACGGTGAACTTACGATTCGTGGTACAATAAGCGAAGGTGGCGAGATAAAGAAATATCGTGTTGCTACCGCAGCAGAATCAAGAGCAAAAATTAAGGAGATGATGGATGCTAACAAAGACAGAGCAAAAGGTTTATGAGAAGGCACTGCTAGGATTTAATGCGACAGAGATGGGTGAGATGTTTAAACGCCATCCATATCGTGTGCAGAAGGTGCTAGGCAAGGTATATCGCAAGAAGGGCGTACATAGTATTCAGAAGTTGCTCGCATTGCGTATCGCAGAGCTTGAGGATACATTGTATAAAAACGGTATCGATTATGACTAAAGATGAAAGAAGACATTATGATAGAATCGCTCAAAATGGGTGCATTGCTTGCATTGTGCTTGGTTATGGCTTTAGCCCTTGTGAGATTCACCATATACGTACAGGAACTGGAAAAGGTCAAAAGAGTCATTGGTCTAAAGCTATTGGATTATGTCCTAATCATCATAGGAACGGTGGCTCTGGTGTGGCTATTCATGCTGGAATTAGAACTTTTGAGAAGAGTCTGGGAATGACAGAGGTTGAGCTATTAAACAAACAACTGGATCTATTGAATGGCACGAACTAACGCTGCCACCAATTAATTTATGGAGCATAGGCATGAGTGATGGAATGACAGAAGCATTTAAAGAAGACAGATACGAGAAGCGTGATAACATTAATCCTAACCATTACAGGCAAGGAAAGATCGAGTGTATTGACGCACTAGAGGCAGCTACAACGAACTTAATGGGATTGGATGCTGTCTGTACTGCGAATGCAATCAAGTACCTTTGGCGCTGGAAGGAAAAAGGAGGCGTTGAGGATCTCAAGAAGAGTATTTGGTACATTAATAAACTAATTGATGGACAACCAAGAGATCTATCTTGATACTTTCACGAAATGTGTGATATGATGACGTTGCTCATTGGGCATTCTCATCTCCGAGAACGACAGGTTTTAGCGCACGGACTGTCTTTCCTGTCAGGCAATAGACCGTGACGCATCTTATAGAATATGCCAGCACAGAGTAGCTCTCTGTAAGGCATGAGGGATAGGAAGAGATGATCACCTATCCTATGGCGAATACTAGATACGCCCAGACTCCGTGATGGTCTGCCCTCAAAAATCACCTACTTTCTTTTTGTTGACTTAAAACGTCAGCAAATATGGCGAAAGCGGATGCTGTAGAGGAATCCAAACTTAATTGTACGTTTATGCGTCTGTTTGGGAATGCGTAGGGAAGCGCCTACGAGTTAGCTGGAAGTTGCGACCAGCTACAGTGCAGCGAGTAGCCAAACTTCTTTATAGGAAATCAATATGCGTGGATTATTAGATACTAAAGTTAGCATTCCTTCAGCTAAAGAGATTGTTGCTAATACACAGAACGCTAT